GATAAAGCTTGTGGTCAGGTATTCGTGGGTTCGAGTAATTGCTTCTTCTTGCCGTCTTTGCGACTCTATTTCAGCCGCTGCGCGTTGTTCTGAGCCGCGAGTGGATAGCTTAGTCCATACATCAACTGCTTCTTGGTTGCGCTCTGCGGCAGCGGTAGCGGCATCAGTAGCATCTTTCTGGTCATACAGTGAGTTTATTGATGCTTCGATGGCAATCATTTGTTCGGTAGTCAATGCTGTGCCAGCACTCATCACCGCGTTGTAGATTGCTTGTTGTCGCTCGTTCAAAACAAGCTGGATTTCTGCGCGTTTGTTTTCTGTTACCAGTTTGTTTGTATGCTCGACAGCCTTTTCCCTAGCAAGGTTCAATGCTTCTTGTGCAGCCTGGCTAGATTTTAACTCTGCCCTTTCATCAAATAATGCAGATGCAGATGCAATAATTGCTTCTTTCTGATCGTCTGTTAATTCAATGCCTTTAATTTTTGTCGCGTTAAGAATAAACAGTTCACGCTCAGACAGTTGCAGTGCAGCCCTTTCCGCATCAAGTTCTGCAACCTTTGCCATAATGGCTAGTGATGCTTCTTCTTCGGCAGCAGTCATTGCCACAATCGCAGTAGTTGCGGTTGTTGTACTGCCACCCATTGCTGTGATTGCAATTTCAAGCTCTGCTATTTCGCGCTCAAGGTTTAATGCTTCTGCTGAGTTTTCACCCATTGCCGCAGTAATGTTCTGGTGATTTGCGCGTGATGATACAAGCCTGCCTTGCAAGTCATCTAAACTGCCGACATACGAGGACAATATCCGATTGTGGTTTTCTTCTGTTCTGGCAAGCGCAGCAGTTTCAGCCTCAAGTGCTTCTGTCTCCTGCCGGTTGTCGTACATCATCTTGCCAAGCACTGCCAGCGTTGATACAACACCGACAATGATGCCAACTGGACCACCCAGCAACGTCAAGGCAACACGCAAAGCACCTGCCGCTGTAGTTGCTATTGTCATGCCGCCGACTGTTGCAGACATCGCTCCAACAAGGCCAACAACACCTTTTGCAGCAAACATTGACGCAGCAATACCAGCAACCGTTGCAACAGTTTCAAGGTTCTCCGACAGGAAAACCAGCGCAGCACCCGTTGCACCCACGACACCTTTGACAGCCTCGCTTGAGCCAACAAACTCCATCATGTTGTTGTTGGCAACAGTCATATTCTGCTCAAAGGTTGCAGACATCTTTGTAAATGTCGCATCAATCTCGCCAGAGGCTTGCTGCAATGCTGTAACAACAATCTCAGCAGTAATGCCGCCCTCTGCCGCAAAGTCTCGCAGTTCACCACGGGTCATCCGCAAGCTGTCAGCAATGGCCTGCATCAGTATCGGTGATTGCTCTGATACTGAGTTAAATTCATCGCCGCGCAGTGCGCCTGCCGCCAAGCCTTGTGATAACTGTGTAATCGCGTTTGATGCTTCCTGTGCGCTTGCACCAGAAACCGCAAATGATTTGTTGATGGTATCTGTAAGGTCGATTAACTCAGCCTGATCCAGATTTAGGTTGGCCGTTGCTCGTGACAGTCTTGTGTACAGTCCAGCCGTAGCCTCAAAACTAGCGCGTGAGTCGTTAGCAACTCGCATCAATACTGCTTGGGTTGTAGACAGGTTTTCTGTCGCACCCTGCACAGTTTTAAGCTGGTTGGTTGCGTTTTGCCATGCGTCAGCGTATTCGATAGCTTGCCGAACAACCATTGAACCGCCCAGCGCAACTATTGCCGCGCCAGCAGCCTTTGCGGCACTTGTTAAGCTGCCAGTGGTTTTGGTGAGTTTATCAGTAGACTTGTCGGCATCATCGCTGGACGCAGCAAGGCCATCCAGCGATTTGCGACCTTTATCGACTTCGGAGCTATCGACCTTAATTCGTAAAGTAACGTCAGTCACTATCAGCCCCCATAAAAATCAAGTCTATTCGCCTAAGAGCAATGCGCTCCCATAGCTCTAATTGTATCGCATAAAACCAACAGAAATCCTGTACATCTTGAGCTGTCATTGCTTTGCGGGTTTTAGAATCTATCAGACTGCGTATTTGACAATAATAATCCCAAACATGTAGCCCGTACTCTGGTGCTGGTACTGCGTCAGCAAGTTGATCTGGGATAATGCCTGTTTGACGCTTGATGCTCTCTAAATGTACCCGCAGTGCAATGCCATCTTCTTGTGGTGTCGCCAGCGTTATTTCTGATCGTGCATAATTTACAAGCCCTGCAATCAGGGCATCATAAAATTTGCGTTGCTATGTACCGCAGCATCAACCTGCTCTTTTACCCACGGTAAGCTGACAGACTTGTAAAGCTCAATTGCAGCATCAAAAGAAAACTGCTGATCTTTGCCGTGAAAGAATATTGTCCGTGAATCATCAGTGCGCCAGCCCAAAGTAGAACGAGCCAGCAGTTGTGTACCTCTTTCGTTCGCCTCGGTAACAATATCCATTTTTTCTTTTTTGTTAGCTGCAACCTTAATTGACTGGTTCGATACTTCGCGAACAGCAGCCTGATACCTTTCAGAGTAACGACCAACAACAGTGATAAAGATGCCAAGCCCCTGACCGTTGACAGGGTTCTTTAGCTCAACATCAACACCCTCATTTGATTTTGTGCCTAGATCAAACTGATCCAAGCTCATCGCTTTCTTGTTCATTCGTATATCCTCGCGGTTTGGTTTAATGCCCTTACCGCCCCGCCGCTAGTCCGCGAGGACTAGTTGGCAGGACGGCAGGTACTCGGTTAAGCAACAGCACTGTCTTGGATTGTGATTGTTGTTTCGTCAAAGGCCAAAGCAGCACCGCCGTCTACGTTCAGTCGCGCACTAAAAGGATAAGTACGCATAATTGCATCGCCATCATCTGGTGAGTCACCAGTGATTCGGATTTTAGGGATAGAGAAGCCCATAAAGTCAGCAGCGTCAGTCTCATCAGCAGCAGCAGCAACAATCAGGCTGATTTCAGTTTCTGCATCATAAAGAGCAGAAAGGGTTTGATCACGCAGCATTGCCATAAACTGACCAGTCACTACGATCTGATTACGAAACACATCACCAGACTCGTTGCTGCCAATCTCTGCGCCTGTCGGTGCTGCGCCGTTGGCAATCTGTATATTCACAGCAGTCACAGGAATTGCAGTGCCATTGATGAAAATACGACCGTTAATCGAGGCAATGATGCCTGTCTGCGTTTCAGCAGTTGGGCTGGTCATTACCTGTGAGCCAGACAGTGCGCGTGACAGGCCAGCCAGTGTAGCTGACATTGTTGCGTTGCCGCTTGCAGGCAGGTCAAAGGTTAATCCCGAAACGATCATGTCACTAAAAAGATCAGAGTCGGTCAGGTCAGAATAGTATTCTTCAACCTGTAAATAATCCTTTGTGTGACCAGTCAATGGCGGTTTTGCTTTCTTGCCTGGCAGTGTGAAGGTAACCGAATCACCAGACGTATCTGTCACAACAGCATCACCGTTAAGGAAAACGCCGGTCATAACAGTTGCTGTCAGGCCAGTAATCAGGAAGTTCTTTCCGTTGTTAGCATTGCCAGGGGATGCAAAGCCAGTCCACCGCCCTACATCACCAACCTTTAGGCCAGCAGTCAAATACCCGCCTGATGCGTCTGTGAAAGTACCCGCAGCGTCTGGGGTTACATCTGTACCAGCAGCATAGGGCGTTGTGGCAGCGTATGCCGATTCAAGCATTGCTTCAACGAGTATCTTGTAGGTTGCCGAGGACAGCTCACCGTTGATTGTGCCTGATGCTGACTTGAGGCCGTAGTTTTGACCGCTTGACTGGTGGTCAGAGCGAATCTCATTGCTGCCGTACATGTCACGGCTTGCGGTAAAGATACTGGACGTTCTTCGCAGAATTTGCCCAGTGCCAGAGCCGGGTACGCCAAGCCCTGTTTGTTTGCGGATGGTGGTTTGTTTAGCAATCTTCTGAGCAATGGCCATGATGGCTTACCTCACGTTGGAATAAATGATCTGAATCTGATTTTCACCAGCACAGTATAACGGTTGTCTTCGATGCCGGTTGTTTCTATCTCCGGCGTTTCGGTTATGTTGACAGTGACCCCGCCACTGCTAACGGTTGACGCTCTTTCAAAGTTCGTGCGTATAAGCTCTGCTCTGGTCATCGCCGCTGACGATCCTGTGTTCATTGGGTACATCAAGCGCACTTGCATGTAGCCCAATTCCTGATGTGACCTGCCGATTTCTGTGTTGTCAGGTCTGGCAAATAACACATTGCATATTTGATACGGAACAGTTGCAGCAGGCGGCTTAAATGGCGCGTTTTCAAACGCCGTAGCAAGTGCTGGCGTAATGCCGTTAAGCCTTGCTTCCAGTGCTGCGCGAATAGATACCGTACTCATGCCTGTGCCACCGCCCTTGTGAATATCTCAGGTAACTCAAGTTCAATTCTGCCA